CAAACCAAACAATTGCATTAAGGTCTTTAAGTGGTACAGATGTTAGAGCTGAATTTAATTTAAACACAGGTGCTGTGAGTGGTTCATCTAACACTACTTCCACAGAAATACAAAATTATGGTAATGGATGGTACAGGGTGTGCATGACTTTTAATGCAACAAATTCACAAGTCTTTATTTATCCTAATCCAATAGGTACGGCTGATGGTGGCAATATACTTATACAAAACGCTCAACTTGAAGCAGGAGATTTTAAGACAAGCTACATACCTACAACGTCAGCGTCAGTAACTCGCTCAGCCGATGAATGTAATAGCTCAGGAACTACTGCGGACTTTAACGATAGCGAGGGTGTTTTGTTTGTAGAGTTTGCAGCTTTATCTAATGACTTAACACACAGACGTATTGCGATCTCAGATGGAACAACAAGCAATTTAGTTTACATATCTTTTGATACAACTTCTAACAGAATTTTAGCAAGTGCAAATGGTAAAATTTTAGTTTATACAACAACAGACATCACAGAATTTCAAAAAGCAGCAGTTTATTACAATGCTACTGCACCAAAATTATTTGTAAATGGTGTATTAAGAGAAACCGAGTCAGCCATGTCAGCAATAACAGGATTAAATGAGTTAGCTTTTGATAATGGGGCAGGGGGTAATGATTTTTATGGCAAAGTTAAACAAGCAATAGTTTTTAACGAAGCATTAAGCGATAGCGAATTAGTAACTCTAACAACTCAATAATGGGATATTTATTTAAAAAATATGAGT